AGTTATTCCTGTATCAGGTGATAACACTATATCGTCATTAGATTGATATGCAAATATTTCGTTAGTAACCCCATTAAGCCAAGTTTGAGTACTTACAATAGCAGCATTAGGTCTATTAGTTCCTACATTTGTTAGATCTGGTACGTGTACACTGTCCCATCTTCTTACTGTACTATCAACTATGTTACCGGCACCAAAATCATATTGATTGTCGTCACCTGGAATAATAGATTGCGAAAAATCTGGTATAATTTCAAGAGTATCGCCACCTGGTATGTCTGGATTATATAGAGCATCACCTAAAATTATATTTGAATATTTTGATAAGTTTCCATCTACAACTACATTACCTGTAACATATAGATTTCCATAAAAATCTGCTGAGGATTGAACATCAACAATACCTGTTCCTGATGCAGACAGTTCTATAGGAGTACTTGAATTATTACTAGATATGACATTATCTGTAAATTGTAAATCATCAGTACGCATACGTTCCATAAGAATTGTACCTATTCCACTTGCAGGTAGAATATTAATTGGTCCAACTACAGTAGAAAATTTTGCTTCTGCTGCATTTACTGTGATATTGTCTATTTTTGCATTTTGTGTTACTGATGCATTTGTTGTTTTGACATCTGTTCTAACGTCTAAATCATATTGCGGTGCATCTGTTAAAATACCAATCTTGTTTGTTTCGACATCAAGATATAAAACAGGAGTAGAATCAAAAGTAGTATTTTTGAACGCAAGATTTACTCCTTCTCTAGTTAGTGTAGAGTTAAGTAAGTGTCCGCCAATTCGCCCCAATTGAGCCATTCACTTCTCCTAGTTTGCAAATCCAAAGAATACTGTAACGTTTTTACTAAATGGTACAGGACTTGTAAATTTTAAATACCAGCCATCTGCATAAGGTGCACCTGGTCCTGTTAAACTTCCGCTTGAACTTTGTTCTAGTGTAAAGTTTGTTGTTGGAATTTGCATCACATTTTCTACAAGTACAATAACGTTATTTGCACTTGCTGGAACATTCGTCAAAGGACCAAATACTGTTTCTGTCGCATCGCCTGGTCCGAAAGTTTCTATGCTAATTGTTGCAGCACCTGGTGCTCTAATAGTTTCCCAGTTATTACCTACATAACCTTCAATCTCTTGAGAGTCTATATTGTATCTAATAGTACCGTTAGCATCAGTAGGTTGTCTTACACCCGATACTTGTGGTCTTTGTGCCTCTGTGCCTTTAGGAAGTAATAAACCACCACTAGCATCCATCACTACTCGCCCATAACTATTAACACTTATAGTGTTATCGCTTGGACTGTATTTCGATGTATTTTGTGATTTTAAAAACTTCATAATCTATCCTTAAACAGGTAATGTGCTAATTGTAACAGCAACCAAACTTCCAACACTTGTAGCAACCCAAACTTCATCTCCCGAATCTAAAACAAATTTCTCATCGCTAAAAAATACTGTTTCTCCTGCAGGAACCGTAAGTTTGCTTACTACTGTATTTGCAGCACCCGGTGAATCACCGCTGGCTACAAGATGTACTGATACTAAACAAGTATTAACTGTTTCGTCTGTTATATCAACAGTGCCAGTATTACAAAATGACATAGTAGTAATTGCATTACGTTGCCCTGTAACTGCGCCACCAATTGGAGCACCAGTTGAACTACTTGTAAATATCTTAACCGGAACTGTAATATCTGTTGATGTGCTTAGTGTATTTGTTATCATTTCTTTGTCCTAAAATAGCATACTTAATAATAATGCTTTGTTTTTACTTATCAATTCATCACTAACACCGTCAGATCCTACAAACACAAGTCCTGATCCACCAATACCTGGTGTACAAGCGTGTATAATAGTAGAACCGTTTACAAATGCAGGTGTTACAGCAATTTCTTCTAATTCAATTGCATAGTTAGTTTGTAATTTACCAGTACCTTGTGTTCTAACAAATACGTTAGCGTTTGTATCGTTATTTGTTAGTTCGTTTCCTGATATTTCAATATCTTGGATTACAGTTCTGTTTGGATAAAACTGTGAATTTAAAAATCCATCTACTATTACTGAAACTCCACTTTCACCAAATGTACTGTAACCGGTTTCATCTTCTAGATATTGAAGTGAATCTGCAACATCTTTTTCACTAATAATAACTCTTGTATTATCATCAATAATCTGGAATGTTGGATTATCTCTAATACTGTCATCGACATATTTTTTATTTGGTATGTCGTCATCGTCAGTAATTTGTTGTTCGTAATTTATAGTGCCTGCTACTTTTACAACTCCACTGCCTGTACCGATTAAGGTTAAGTCGCCTCCGTCTGTATCTGCATTAGTGTAAATATTTCTTAAACGTAGTGAAGATGTAGAATAGTTTACAACACCGCCTTCTGTTGAGCCTGTTGCAATATTAAAACTATCATCATTTTCATCATAATAAAACGAAACGGGATCGTTTGTACCTCTATCAATTTCAATACCTGAATATCGTAAAGATACGCCCGGACCCGTTTCGCCAACATTAAGTCTGATAATGTTATCTTGCACATCTAAGTTTTCAGCACTAACTGTAAGTGTGTCACCTTCAACAACAAGGTTACCTGTTACTTTAATTTGACCAATTCTTGGTCCTGTATCTAAAGTAATGATACCGCCTTCATATGTTTTAATGGTGTAATCACCGTTAGTTTGAAAAAATTGTGCCATTATCTAAAACCTTATGTAATTGGTGTTAAAACAATGTAGTCTGCAGATGAATCGTTTTCTAGATACCAAGTATACTTGTTACCAGAAAAGTCAGTAGCAACACGCTTTGTAATCTTTGCAATGTTAACTAAATCTGCGTCTAATTGACCTGTTGTAGAACCTTGCATTTGCATTTCAAATTCTGCACTAGGTGTACCATTTTTTAATTTACAAGTGATATGTTTACCTGCAGTAGTATCAGCGATATCACCAATACGAGCACAAGTAAATGACTGTCCGCCACGCTGTTTAATAATTACACCGTCGGTTCTGTTTGAACCGCCTTGATAAAAATTAACAGTGATACCTGTCGCTGCACCTGCTGGGGTTTTAATTGCGTCAACACCGTTGACGTCTTTTCTAAGTGGTCTTCCCATTTGTTTTCTCCTATCTAAGTAGTCCTATCCGGGTTCTAGCCGGTACGCAGTGGGTTAAACTGCATAAGTCCGCCACACTATGCGGCTCGCTATCTGACACAAGTATTTATCTTTTGCTTAGTAAAGCCATAAGTTCGACTTTACTAATAGTGTTCATTAATGCGTTGATTTTATCTATTTCTGATTGAGCATTTGAAATACAATGATCACTCTTTGTCTGTTTATATCGTATTAGATGTTCCATATAGTTTTTCATATGAACTTCTATAGAGTTTTGAATAGTTCGAATATCGTGACCAAACATAGGAAATCGTTTTCGCCACTTATCAAGTTGAGTTCTTAATTTATTAAAATCTTCGTGACTGTTTATTTCAATCATACTACTATTTAACATTCAAATAGGCAGATTGTCAAGTCATAAAAAAAGGGCAGTGTTTCCACCGCCCTTTTTAAATACTTTAAAGTATTGGCTTACGCAAAACGTAAGTTTGCTGATGTTACAGCAACTTTACCCAAGTAGTCAGCCGCATTACCTAGAGATGATGCAGTGTTTGTTAACTCTACATAACCATATCTAGTCATAAACGAAACTACTGGCTCAAAAGTACCTGGATCAAGTACAACACCAGATGACATTAAAGGAATGTATGGGCAATAGAACGCTGCCGCATCTGATTCTGAAGATCCTTTGTAACCAACAAGTACATCGTCTGATGTAGCATAGCCGTTTACATATACTTTCATAGCACTGTTTAAAGTTCCTACAAACTTAGTGTTTGTTGGTGCTTCAAATGTACCTTCTGTAGTTCTAGCAAATGCTGAAGTTGTAGCAGACTGTAATAATGTTAATACAGTTGGTGATACAACAGCCCAGTTACCAGCACCACGACGTGTACGCTGTGCAATCAAGTTGCTAACTCTGTTGATTTGAACAGCAAGTGCTGCGTGTTCGTCACCAACGAAAGTAGCAGTACCTGATACTGCGCCTTGGTCGTATGTTAGTGCTGCTGTGCCAGCAAGTGTTGATAAAGAAGTAATAACTTCTTGGTCGATCTCAGCAGTAATTTCCTGCGCTAACGCAGCCATAATTTCTGCTTCAACATCAATACCTTGTTGTGCTTGAGCATCTTGAGCAGCCTCAAAAGTCCAGCGAGCTGATAACTTACGAGTTTTTGCTTCTACAGTTTGTTTCAAGATTTGAATTGAAAGTCTGTTACCAGCAGCGCCTTCTAATGAAGCAGTTGAACCTGCTTTAATATCGTCGTTACCTGAATAACCTTCAGCAATCTTGAATGGGCTTAGTGCCTCTTCACCTGCTGTGGCACCTGTGCCTGAGCTAGATGAAAAATCGTCAGCATATCTTACACGTAATGTGTGGATTTGGCCAACTGGTCCAGTCATTGGTTGTACACCAACAAGTTCATTTGCAATGACTGTTGGCATTACACGTCTGATCACTGGTAGGATCACACGATTTAGTGTTGCAACGTTGCCAGCGGAAGTGGCGCCTGCTGTAGCACTCTCTGACAAATACTTACGGGTATTCTCGAGAGTTGCCTCCATTACAGAACGCTTGTTACCTTGGAGCCCTTCTAAAAGTGCGCCTTTGGTTTCCGACCAGCGTGACTCTAATAATTGTGACATTTTGTTTATCTCCTTAAATTTTAAGTCCCGCAAGCCTGCGGATGTCAAATATCTCAGCGGACTTATTCTCTTGTCCGTTGATTTGTGCCTGTGTTTCTTTATTGCCTGTTACTTCCTTGGCCTCGTTCAACGCCACTTTCTTCGGTGCACTTCCTTCCATTACGGCTGGAATGTACTTGTCGAATGTTGCGTGTAGTTTGTCTGTTTGTACAGATTCTAAAAGTTCACTCATTACTTCTGCTTTTTCTCTGTTAAGCGGTGATAAAAGTTCATTCATCACTTCTTTACGTTGAGCAGCATCTTTCATACGAGTAATTTCTGCGTCTTTGCTTTCTGCCAACTTTTGAATTTCCTCTGCTTTCGCTTCGGCTTCAGTAACTGCTAATTCTTTTTGTTTTACAACTTTAAGAAGTTTTGCTGTTTCTGATTTTTCATTTAGATGACTTGCAGCATATTCACTTGCGAAACTTTCAAAAATTCTGCGACCAAAATCGTTTCTACGAGCTGCTTCAATATCTTCTTTTAACTGACCCATCTCTGCTTTCAAGCCTTTACGTACAGTGTTCTCAACTACTGTTGATGCTCTGTTAATAAAGTCTTTCTTGATTGCTTCGAATTTTGCCTTGCTATCACGTACCAATTTAACTTTGGTTTCAGCAAGATCTTTTTTATCAGAGTGGAATTCTGCGATTTCTTTCGCCAATGCATCCACGATAAAAGATTCTAGTTTAGCAACATTGCTCGCTGCAGATTTACGATCTTCGCGAAGTTCGTCTAGTTCCTTTTTCAAGTTGTTAAGAACAAATGATTCCATTGCTTTAGAATCATTTTTCATTTTCTTAGCATACTTGGCTCTAGCCTCGATAAGCCCTTGGCGGTCTTCAGCAAATTCTGATAATTCAGCAGTAATTCTGTCTGAAAGCATCTTCTCTACTGCTTCTGCCATATGCGCTTTATCGTGTTCGTACTTCTTTGCAAATTCTTCACGTAAATCAGTTGCGACTGTGTCACGGTTTTCTTGAACTGCGGTTTCCCAAGCGGTTTCAATTTCCGACTTGACTTCTTCGGAAATCACATTGTTTTCAAACAACTGTTTTACAAAATCTAACATCTGTGATTCTCCTAATGATTTAACCCTGAAATTATTTTTTTCAAGGATTCTGCAATATAACGTTGTGCCTGTTCGTCGCCTTGTACTTCTTTTGCTAATTTAAACGCCTGGTAACCACCTTTTTCGTTCATAAGGTGTTCATAAACTGGTGTAGGATAAGCACCCGGTGCACTTGGTTGTGCAACAACATCAACAGTGATGATTTCAAAACCGTTAACATTGCCTGATCCGTCTACTTCGCCTGAACCTCTTGAGCTAACTCCAAGTTTAACTCCGCTTTCCAACATAGTTGAGACAAGTTGTCCCATAGGTGTTGGAAGCATTTTAAGTTTTCCGTAGCCGTTAGGACCGTCCATCCACATTTTTGTAATCATATGAGATACACGGTCGAGGTTTATACGTAAATCTTGAGGATGATCAACTTCGCCTAGCACTGAATACCCCCCAGAAATCTGTTCGTTGAGCGTTTTGACAGCCCTATCAATCTCTTGCGAAGAATAAATGCGCTGGTTAGCATTACGAATGTCACCTTGAATACAGATGCCACTCAAATGTAATGTTTTACCTTCGCCTTCATCACGCTCAATTACGATTTTAGCCTGATCGAAGCTCAGATGTTCTGCTAGTGTTGTTTTCAACCTTATACTCCTCTATTATCTACGACCACGGAAAATTGATTGCTTGTTGTCAGCGTTTTCTTTAGCGCCGGCTTTCTCTGCACCGTGTCCTTTTTCAGGGGACATCTTAGTTGCACCTTTAGCGCCTGGAACGTTAACATTACCAGCATTGTCTTCTTTAGCGTTAATATCTGCTAAACCACCGTCATTCTTTTCGTTTGACTCACCGCCTTTAGCGATGTTAGCAGTAGTACCGCCCATATCGTTTTTCATATTGTCAACAACTGACTTTTTGTTGTCTGCAGATTCTGCACTGCCTTTTGTTTCAGCACCGTGTCCGCCTGCTACTTTTTCAACATATTCGCGCATTGTTTCTAATTCGTCTTTTGGCTCAGCAACTGCTTCTTCTGAAGATTCTGGAGCAAACATTTCTTCTTTTTCTTCTTCGTCACCCATTTCTTCTCCAGCGTCATCACCTTCTTCGCCTTTGATTTCGTCGAATTTTGCTTGTAGTTCGTCAACAATTGAATCTAAATCTTGGAATAACTCTTCAGGTTCTTTTTCACCTTCTTCGTCTCCGCCTTCTAAATCTGATTCAAGATCATCAGTAGCATCGCCACCCATGTCCATTTCGTCGTCTGCTTCTACAGCAACTTCTTCAAATTCTTCGTCAACTTCTTCATCTTTTGAATCTTCTTTAACTTCGTCTTCGTCAGTAGCTTCGTCAACTTTGTCTTCTGCATCGTCATCTGATGCTTCGTCAACTTTGTCTTCTGCTGCATCATCATCTTTAGATGCTTCGTCAACTGCTTCGTCTTCGTTTTCTGAAGTTT